ATACATATAATGATTATGATAATGATGGTGTTGGTAATCCTATAACAGGTATAAATGGTGTAGATGTAAACACTAATAATAATTTATGTGAACCATTTATATACGGTTGTTTAGATGAAACTGCTTTTAACTATAATATTGAAGCAAATACTGAAGATGAAAATAACCCATGTGAAGCATTTGTATATGGTTGTATGGATCCTACAATGTTTAACTTTAATGTTAATGCAAATACTGAGGATGGATCATGTATAGAGTTTGCTTATGGATGTACGGATCCTGAAGCATATAACTATGATGAAACTGCTAACACAAATGTAGGATGTATTTCATTTGTTTATGGA